AGCCCACATTGCCCGTGCGGTTCTTGCTGGCAAATTCCGCGATTTTCTTTTCGCAGTCTGCAATCCCCATGCCCGTGGTTCCCAGGTCTTCGGCAACGATCTGCGCGGCGGCAGGCTGGCCGTTCAAAATGTCGGCAAGCTGCTGGCCTACGCACCAGGCGGGCGTTCCTGCTCCGGCTTTCTTCTGCTGTGCTTCGATAAGGCTTAAAGCCTTTTGTAAATCATTCATTGCATTTCCTTCCTTCGTGTTTTATGTACTCTGTGAATATCCAGCCATTTGGCCGGGCGTATTTCTCGATAAAAAGGCGGCGGCGGTACACATAGGACCCCTGCAAGGCGCGGATTGCTTCGTGCTTTCCACAGTGCCGTTTGTGTATTCGATTACAAAATCCGGCGTGTAGTGCGCAGCGGGCAGGCGCAGGCCGCAATAATCGCTTTTCGGCAGAAGTTCAAATTTCTTGTGCCGTTCCACGTTCGCCACGGTTCCGGCCAGTTCTTTGGGCCATATATATGCCCGGTAGTATTCTTCTTCCAGGGCGCTGCCACGATCAGACCCGCCGGGCCGAAGCGCCGGGCCGTCCCTGGCCTTCTGCTGCCTGTCCTTGGCAGCTGCCGCCCTGCGCCTGCGTTCCAGTTCTTCGCGCACCTGCTTTTGTGCAGCAGGCCCCAGGCATTCAATGTCGATTCCCACGGCACGGCCCCCTTCGTCGAAGTTTTAGGCTGATGTGCCAGCCCATGAATTCGTTATAGCTTGCGCTGGCTTCGTTCAAGTCCCAGCCGGGGTATTTTTTCGCCCAGAATTCCGGGTCGTACAGCCGCCCGTCGGTGCAGATTTTTTGCACTTGGCGGCGCGTCCATTTCCCATCCGCCGGGGGCGGTGTTATCGGGTTTTTGATTCCTCGGCTTCGGAAATATCGGTGCTTTCGCTTCGGGTATTTCAGCATATAGTTTGCCAAGGCTTCCAGGCTGTTCTTGTCCATTTGCAGGCGGTCCGTGTTCACGCGGCCCAGGCGCACCCCCTTGCGGTGCCAGCAGCTTTCTATTTCGTCGCGGCTCAACTCGCACCGCAAAATTGTGTGGAAGTGTGGGGCGACGGCTTTTTGCCCGGTGTCTGGGTTTTCCTCTGCCCACTCCATCACAGCCAGGCATTCCGGCTTCGGCAACCCCCGCGCCCTGCATTTCTCTTTTATGTGGCGGTAGAAGTTCCGAAAATCCGCCCACGCCTGTTCTTCGGTTTCCGGGCGATACTCTGGCGCATAGGTCTGCGTTGTGTGGGTGTCTTCCTCGGTGAAGTTGGTATTTACCAGCTGGCGGAACAGTCGCCGGGCGTTCTTGGCGTTTTGGTTCTGCTGCGCCTTCGACGATCTGCGCAAGTCGGCAGCCCTTGCCAGCTCCTGGTCCAGCGTTCGGCTTTGCTCTGTTCCGTTCATGGGGTAAATTTCGACTTCCTGGTAATTCGCGGCGTTCTTACTTGTGCCGCACAGGAAGCGGCGCTCACGTTGAAAAGATTTTGTGCCCATACTCTGCCTTTCTGCATTTCCCGGAAGGTTCTGCTTTCGGTAGGTGGATAGAATTTTCTTTTTTCTGGGTAGACAAACGAAAAGGGAACGCTTGCAAGGGACAACGCCGGGCGGCCTGTCTTAGTCTCTGCTTTCCGTGGTCTTGCTTGGCCGCCCTCTGTTTTCCCCTGCACCCCTTTCCCCGGCAGGGAATAACCGTCGCTATTTTACTACCCCATACAAGCCCTTCATGGCGGCTCTGGCCGCCTGCGAAGGTTTGACAACGTGCCGCAATTCCTTTATAATGAAGGTGTTATATTTTTACCTCGGCACGTTGTAGGCCGCCCCTCTCCACAGGGGCGGCTTTCTTTATTGCCTTTTGCAGTCAAGTGCAAAGGGCGCTTTTTGTTTCCTCAAGCCATGCCAGCCCCTTTTCGTGGTAGCTGGCGCTTTGTTCGATAAGAATATACCGCCGCCCGGCTTTAAGGGCTGCCACGCCGGTGCTGCCGCTGCCCGCGAAAAAATCGCAGACAACCGCGCCCGGTCTGGTGTGTGTTCTGATTGCCCGTTCCAGCAGGTCAACGGGCTTCTGCGTTGGGTGGATTGAATGCCCCCCCGTCGGTTCATTCGACAGCCAAACGTTGCAATGGTTCGCGTCAAGGTTGTGAACAAAGCGGGCATTGTCTGCCGCCTGTATCTGTTCGTCGTACTGCTGCACAAGCCGGGTCTGTTCTTCCAGAAGGCTGTCGAAGTCTCGGTATCCTTCCCAGCTGTCCAGTTCAAACTTCGCCACAATGTCCAAGTAGGTTTCCCGCGTTGGCAAAAGCCATTGACTGCTTCCCCAACGGAAACAGTGGTCTGCTGCTTGTCCGCAAGCGTCGATTATCTGCTTTTTGGTTTTGCCGGTGTACTTCTGCGCGGCGCGGAAATATTCACGCAGCGGGCCGAAGTTGTTCATGTCCAGCTTTGCCAGCGCCAGCCCCGACTTGTTCCAGGCTGTGCCCGGTTCGCCCTTTACCAGTACAATGCAAAATTCTGTAATGTTAAACCAGCTTCGTAAAGTGTTCCCGGTTCCGGGGTTTGCCCATAGCTTCTTCCGAAAATTCGGCTTCACCCATACGGCCCAGGAATTGAAAATAAACTGTGTCCAGTTTTCCAACCAACACAGCAGGCGGGCCACTTGTTGCAGGTCATTGTGCCAAAAGGCCAGCGTTCCGTTCGGCTTCAGAATTCTTTCTGCTTCCCAAAAGGCGCGGGCCATAAAGTCGTTATATTCCTGCTGGTTCCCGAAGGTGTCCCACTCGGCCTTCTTGATGAAATATGGTGGGTCAATAAAAACCATGTCCACGGTTTCGGTTTGCACCCCTTCCAGCAGCTTGAAGCTGTCGCCCTGCAGAAAGCTGTCGGGCCGTATCGCGCCGAAGTCGTACAGGTAGAAGGGAAGCGCTGCGGGGGCTTTCAAAGTTTCACCCCCTGGGCCGCCGCGATTTCTGCCAAACCGTCGGCGTTTATGCTGTCCAGCCAGCGCCAGCTCTGCGGCGGGTAGTCCAGGTGCAGGGCTTCCAGCGGCACAGGCTCCGGCAGCCGCCGGG